CCAGTTCCTACAACAAAGGGTATGATGTACCCACATGAGATACAAGCTAATGTTTTACATCACCTTATATTAGGAACAAGTCCAACAGAACCAATTTGGACTCAAACAGCGGAGCTAGGAGCAGCTTTAGGTTTAGTTTTATTACTATTACTTACAGCATCTAATGTATTTTTATCATTACCTGTACTTATAGCTTCATTTGTGGGACTTTACTACGGGGCTTTATATTATTTTGTACAGGGATACCTTGTAGATATATCAGGTGTACTAATTATTGGTTTCTTATACTGGACAGTACTCACCTTTAGATCATTTATAGAACAATTCTTCCTTAGACGACAGGTTAAGAAGCAGTTTGGCACTTATTTATCACCAGACATGGTAAAAATGTTACAAAAAGATCCTTCTTTACTTAAACTAGGTGGTGAAAGGAAAGAAATGACCTTCTTATTTACTGATATTATGGGATTTACACCAGTTTCAGAGGCATTTAAGAAAAATGATGATCCAGAAGGACTCGTAGAACTAATAAATACATATCTCGATAGTATGACTAAGATAATTTTAGCTAATGGTGGAACAATAGATAAGTATATGGGTGATTGTATTATGGCGTTTTGGAATGCACCATTAGATGAACCCGCTCATGCAGATAGAGCAGTTAAAAGTGCTATAGAGATAAGAAAAAAGACAATAGAATTAAATAAAGAATTTAAAGATTTAGATTTACCTCCTATAAATGTTGGAACAGGCGTTAATTCAGGTACTTGTATTGTAGGCAATATGGGTTCTGAGACACGATTTGACTACTCAGTTATAGGAGATGCAGTAAATCTCGCCGCTAGGCTAGAAGCTACAGCAGGCAGAAACGATTACAAGGAATGGCCTATTATAGTATCGCATGATACAATGGAGTTATGTAGATTTCCTTATAATTTTAGGAATATAGGTAGTATATTAGTAAAAGGTAAAACAGAACCTATTACTATTTATGGTGTCTAGTTATAGAGGTCGTCTCTTGCCCTTTCGGAGACAAAGAAGACCGTTACAAACAAAGGGAAAGCAATTTAGGAGATAAATATGAAAAATTTATTACTATCATTCTTTTTAGTTTCAGTACTAACAGGTTGTGGCACCGTTGCTCAAGTTTGGGAAACTGGAACAGAAGTAGTTTCAAATACAGTTGATACTGTAGTTACTGGAGCTTCTGATCTTGTTACGGCTGTAGGCACTGATATTGTTGAAACGGGAGCGTTTGTAGTTGATACAGGTGCTGGCGTTGTTGAAGGCGTTTCAGAAAGGATTGACGAAGAAACAGATAAACTTGACGGCGAAGAGGGAAACTAAGACGCCCCTTTTGGAAGAGACCAGAGCAACAAAAGGCGGCTTCCTCAAGCTCCAACAATAGTGCTAAGATTACTGTCACAATGGAACGCGAAGAAATAGACGTTTTATTTGATAGAATTAAAGCACATTGTAAAGAGCAGCCCATGGACTGTGATATATTAGATATATTCTATTCTGATATAGATTAAAATTTTATTTCGGGAGTATAGATATACTTGATCAAAAATTTTTTAATAAAAAGATCATTATATCCTTAAAGGGATTAGGTTATAAAAATGACCAAATTTCTTTTCCTCCCGAAATATTTTAGACATGAAATAATTACCAAAAATAAACTCATAGAACTAAGTATTTTTAAGACCTTAGGAAAATAGTTCTTGACTTTAGTTTTTATTTTTGGTATACTAAATAAATATGAATTTTGAATTCAAAGTGGAAAGAGCAAAACAATGGCGGAAGTTACGATAAAAGACCTCGAAAGAGCGTTAGCTGTTCATGAACGTGAGTGTGAAGAAAGATGGAAAACCATTTTTCGTAGATTAGAGCGCCAAGAAAAACAAATAGACCGCGTAGAAAATATACTTATTGCAGCCTGTGGAGCTATCATACTTGGCGGCGGCTCTGTAATAGTTACAATATTATTTATGCATAATTAGGAGATCATAATGGTACTAACAAAGTACGAAAAGAAAGATATTAGAAAGAGCCCTAAAACTAAATCTATTGGAGAGGTTTATAAGGAAGGGAACTTATGGAAGTTTATGTGGACAAAAGGCAAAATTCGTAGTTATAAAACTAAGGAAGACGCTGAAATCAGCTTGGAAAAGTTAAGTGGGCAAGCTAAAAATATATCTTAAAAAGTTCTGGCTCTGGCTAGTAGCTTGGTTTTCACCTAGATGGAATCTATGTGTAAGCTACAACAAAGAATGGGGGGATTCAGACGATAGAAGTTATATTGTCAAGAAATTTCTTATTAAAAAGGAAAATCACTTAAAATTTATAACCCACGATAAAGATGTTGTGGAAATTAGCAGTCCTTCAGGACTAAATTACAGGATTACAAGTATATGAATCAATTACTTATAGGAGTTATACTAGTTATGGGCTTTTTAGGCTATGGCTTGTATGTAGAAAATCAAAATCTGCAAGCAGAAAACTCTGCGTATGAACTAAGAGATGCAGAACAAGATGCAGCAATAGAACAACTCCAAGGAGATCTAGAACTACAAGGTAATAGTTTAAGAGAGATGCAATCTAAGAACGCAGAGATAGAAGGCGAAATGAATAGATATCTTAATATATTTAAAAGACACAACTTAACAAAGCTAGCTTATGCAAAACCTGGTTTAATTGAACCAAAAGCAAATAAAGCTACAAAGGAGGTATTCGATGGAATCGAAGAAGATAGTCGCAACATTGACGATCTTGATGATGGTATCCAGCTGCAGTCTGGTACCAAGTAAAAAAGAAGTCAGCATAACAACTAAAGCTATCGAAAGAACGATAATTCAGCCTGTTATGCCTCGGGAAATTGATCTAAAAGAACCCTATTGGTATGTGGTTTCTGATAAAAATATTGACGAATTTCTATCAAGGGTAGAAAAAGATCAAGGACAGATTGTATTCTTTGCAATGTCTGTGCCAGATTATGAAATAATGGCATACAATATGCAAGAGTTAAAGAGATATATTCGAGAATTAAAAGAAGTGGTAGTATACTACAGAAAGGTCACAACTCCACAAAAAGAATCTGAAATAAAAGAGAGTAGAAGACCCTCAGTTGGTATTACTAATCCACTTAAAAAAGATGAATAAAACTCAAGCTCGTTTGCTTATTTGCGAAGGATGCGAACAATATTCTAGAGTTAAAGTTTGTAGAGCATGTATGTGTTTTATGCCTTTAAAAGCTAGGGTGAGCGGGGCAAAATGCCCTGAAGAAAAATGGGGAAAGTTATGATGGATATGATGATGAAATGCAAAGATTGGGTTATGGCTCGATTAAGCGAAAGAACGTCTTGGGACGGAATAACAATTATAGGCGGTAGTATTTTAGTAATTATTGGTATGCCAATAATAAAAATGCTAGCTTGGCCAGCTTTAATTTATGGAGTTTATACACTTCTTAAAGAAGAGGGTCATGTATAATGCCTAAAGGACGAGGCACTTACGGTAAGCGTCGTGGACGACCTAAGAAAAAGAAACGCAGTAAAAAGAAATGAGATATTTAGTTTTATTACTATTATTAGCGGCAGGTTCTTGTGATGAACTATTTGCACAGGAAAGAATTCCCTCATCAAATTTTGAAGATGTATTAGATGCTAATACAGCAAACCATCCTAGAACAGGGGTATTATTTATAGATAAAGGAATTTATACTGTTAAATATGATACATCATTAGAACAGCCGTTAGAAGTTTCATATTTGGTTACTAATAGACCAAAAGAGGTTGATAGAAAAGGCATGAACTTTAAAAAAGAAAAAGGAATACATACTTCTGATAATAAAGATTATGTTAATAACATATGGGATAAAGGACACATGGCTCCAGCTGCACACTTTAGTGATAGCAGAGAAAATCTAAGAGCTACTTTTTCCTTTCTTAATTCAGCACTCCAACATGAAAAGCTTAATCGCGGGGCATGGAGATTTTTAGAAGCCGATGTAAGAACTTTAGCAAAAACTAAAGGTGATTTATTAGTTACTAATTATATACTAT